TGGGAACCTGACGACTGGAACGTTGAAAAGATCAATGGCAAGTTCGTTCAGAAGTCGCCCAAGCTCACCGAATCGACACTGAGTAAGCTCGGTGAGGTCGGTATGATGGTCTCGGAGTACGGGTCTGTCAGTAACAGACACGGTATCCTCAATGGTTGGCTGAAGGAAATCGAATATGACGGACGTCTTCACGGCAGAATGTGGACCATCGGAACTCCTACTTTCCGATGCCGACATGAGGTCATTGCTAATCTCCCCAAAGTGGGAACACTATATGGAGAGGAAATGCGTTCCCTCCTTCTGCCGAAGGAAGGATGGGTTGTGGTTGGTGCCGATTCGGCCGGTAACCAAATGCGAGGGTTGTGTCATGATATCGGAAATGAAGACTTCACCCGTGAAGTAATCGAAGGTGACGTTCACACCCGTAACGCTGGTGTGTTGACCCCGTTCATGCACCCGGAACCTACACCTAAGGAAGCACGCAATAAGGCGAAACCGTTCCTGTATGCGTTCCTGTTCGGTGCCGGGGCAGAGAAGGTCTCGCTAATCCTACGTGGTGTCCGCGATCGAACCATCGGTCAGCGGGCCATCGATATGTTTGCTGACTCGGTACCTGGGCTGAAAGAGCTCAAGGAGAAGCTGAACAAGCAGTTCGAAACCACTAAGGCACGATTTGGTGAGGAGAACACCTTCATTCGAGGTCTCGATGGTCGCATTGTCTTCACCGGAAGCAAGCACCAAACACTAAACTACCGACTGCAGACCACTGAGGGTATCACCTGTAAGGCTGCTGCCGTCTATCTGCGAGATAAGCTTCGTGAAGAGGGTATCCCGCATAACTTCCTGCTACATTATCATGACGAGCTTGCTGTGGAGTGTCCTCAAGAACATGCCGAACGTGTTCGCACTCTCGCTGTTGAAGCATTCACGGAAGCACCTAAGTGGTTCGGTGTTACCTGTATGGGTGGTGACGGGAAGATCGGAAACAACTACGCAGAGGTACACTGATGCTGAAGGTAACAAAAGAAATCCCGCAGTTCGATATGGCATTGATCGATGCGGACTCGCTGATGTACCTGATTTCGTGGGTGACTCCGAATCAGAAGCAGGCCGAACGAGGCCTGATGAAGTACATCGAATACATTATAGACGCCACAGAAGTTCCTGAAGCTTATGTGTTCGTTAAGGGTGACAACAACTTCCGATACGAAGTGGATCCTGAGTACAAGGCTAACCGCCGAAGCTCTATGGATCCTGAAGTGCTGGATCGAGTTGAGTTGTTGTACTCGTATGCACGGAAGAACTTCATTGAGAGTCACAAGGGCGAGGCAGATGACTACTGCTCTATCTTCGCCTACAAAGCACTGGAAGACGGTAGGTTGCCGGTCATCTGCCACATCGACAAGGATCTCAACATGATCCCTGGTTGGCACTATAACTTCAAGAAGGAGGAATACTACTTCATTTCACCGCAGGAAAGCTTCACATTCATGTGCCGACAACTGATGTCCGGGGACATGTCTGCTGACAACATTCCTGGTCTGAAAGGCATCGGTGATTCTACAGCCGCTAAGTTCCTGCACAATAAACGGCTCAGTGAAATGAAGCAAGAGATTCTACAGCAATGGGTCCACACTAATCGGACCATCAACGGTGACGGGGAATACCCTACTCCGGCGCATCGCTACGAACGTTTCCTGCAGTCGGCTAACTGCCTGATCCTGCGTGAGACTGAAGAAGAACTCAGGCCGTTGAGCGAAGAAGAAATCCTTCGCAAGATGTCTTGGAATGATGCTGAGACTGACTACCTCTTCCACAAGGAGCGTGATGTCACGGACCAGATCCTTCTGAACAGCCTACCGATTAACTGCTATATGGAAACCAAAAGGGTTAACCGATGCAAGGACGATACGGACACTGGAGATGGGGAGGAGCCGACTTCGACCCCAACGACTACCACGGATTCATCTACCGAGTCACCTTCCTCCTCACAGGAGAGCGGTACATCGGTAAGAAAGCGTTCCACAGGCTCAACAAAGCTGGAACGAAACGGTACGGTAGCTCAGACTGGAAAACGTACACGACAAGCAGCACGCACATAAACGAGCTGCTGGAACAGTATCCTAAGGAGTGCTTCTGCTTCGAGATGGTGTTGCTGTGTGAGACCAAAGCAATCTTGTCTCATGCAGAGTGCAATATCCTGCATAAGCTAGATGCGCTCACTGAGGTGGATCCTGTGTGGGAGCTACCCCGCTACCTCAACAAGCGTATCGATGCTGTGCGCTGGATCACCAAAAACTACCCCAAGCTGGAAATCGACCAGCTCATTCGGCTACATCTTTCATTTGACCCTATCGAGTAATTTATGAAGATCACCCACCGCGACTTGTATAAGCTTCTGTCTGACAACGACGAGGATGCAGACTCGGTTGAACGTAAGTTCGATCGAGAGCAATTCAAGCAGACACAGAATAAGAAGATCGCCAAAGAACGCCACAAGGATTCACTGCGCAACAAGGAGAACCGGGAGCAGCAATGAGCCAATGGCATTACGAAGCGTGCCCTAAGTGCCCCTCATCAGACGCCTTTGCATACAAAGACGGAGATGAATGGGGCCATTGTTTTTCGTGTGGACAAAACTCTCGTATTGAAGGGAACGAAATGACTGCAGCTACGGCTACCCGTAAGAAGGCTACTGTTCAAAAGGATGACGTCGGGTTCATGACTCTGGAAGAGATCGGCGAACTGGATGTTCGTGGTTTCCAAGAGCGAAACATCCGCAAGAACATTGCAGAGCACTACGGGGTGCGTGTCAGGTACGGTGATGACGGTAAAACTATCGTCAGTCACTTCTATCCGTACACTAAGAAAGGTGTTATCGTAGGTTACAAGGAGCGAGAGCTACCCAAGAAGTTCTCCATCCACGGAGAAGCCAAGGGTAAAGACCTCGAGTTGTTTGGTCAGAATGTGGCTACTGGCGGTAAGCGTCTGGTCATCACTGAAGGTGAGCTCGATGCAATGGCTGTCTCCCAAGCGCAGTTTGACAAGTACCAGAAGTTCTATCCAGTCGTGTCCCTGGCCAGCGCCAGTCAGACGAACGCCCTTCTGGAACAGCGCGAATGGTTGCGGTCATTTGAAGAAGTCGTTCTGATGTTCGACAGCGACGAGCCAGGTCAGAAAGCCGTGGCGGAAGCTGCCAAGATCATCGGCTTCGATAAGGTCAAGATCGCGAAGCTCCCTGAGAAAGATCCTTGCGACGTGCTCTTGAAGCATGGCTCTGACACGTTGATGAAGTGTGTCTTCGATGCTACCAGCTACAGCCCCGCGGGCATTGTCAAGGGTGAGGAGATCTGGTCGCGCTATAAAGAACTGAAAAGTGTTACTGCCCATCCGTATCCTGAGTGTATCGGTGGTCTGAATCCGCTGCTGAAGGGTATGCGTGAAGGCGAGATCGTCCTGTTCACTTCTGGTACCGGTAGTGGTAAGTCTACTGTTGTCAAGGAAATCATTCTTGACCTGCTGGATACCACCGACAAGAAGATCGGCATTGTCTCGCTTGAGGAATCGATCGGTGATACTGCTGAGAAGCTAATCGGTATGAAGCTCCGAAAGAATCTGGAAAATGAAACTGTTTCTGAAGCTGAAGAGCGTGCTGCATTCGAGGCGCTGTTCAAGGACGAGCGTTGCATTATGCTTGATCACCAGGGTTCGGTGTCTGATGACAGTCTCATCGATAAGATCGAATACCTGTGTCTGCTCGGTTGCCGTTATATCTTCCTCGACCACATCACTATTGCTGTGTCGGAGGGCGCTGACGGTAAGACCGGTAACGAAGCGGTTGACTACGTCATGAGTGCTCTACTGAAGGTTGTCAAGAAGCATAACATCTGGTTGGGCGTGATCAGCCATCTGCGTAAAGGCCCCGAGCGTAAGCCGTTCGAAGAGGGTTACCTGCCTTCTGTAGACGACATTAAGGGTTCAGGCTCGATCAAGCAGATCAGCTTCGACATCATTGGTTTCGCTCGCAACATGACGTCAGATGACGATGTCGTCAAGAACACCATCAAGTTCCGCGTGCTGAAGGCTCGCAAGACTGGGCAGACTGGCAATGCTGGTTCTGCATTCTATGACCGGGAAACTACCCGACTGAAGAAGTCGGATATGATGGACTTCGCCTAAAATCGGTTATAATCCCAAGCCCTAACTGAAGAGGATAACATGGATCCAGTAGAGTACCTGTCGCAAAAAGTAGGCAAAGTAGTGCCCGATTCCGACAAGGTGTACAACGAGGGAGCGCGACTACTTGCGTGCTTCCCGGATTGGGAGCACCACATTGATCGATTCGTCAGTGAATCTTGGAACACCCTGCTTAAGTACTGCATCAGAAACAAGCAGTCTACTTTCAGTGCATCTGTCAAACTTACGTTTGCTAGCGACCTCATCGGTAAGCGTCTCGCGCGGGAGATTGGTGCCGACGAAACCAACATCAAGTCTACCCTTTCACTCGGTGACCTACTACTCGAATCCTTTCTCCAAGCAGAACTGATCGAGATCTTCCGGGAGTACGAGGGTCGTCGCGCCCCTTACATGGTGCGTATTACAGGAGACGTCGATGCTGTTAAGCCTGTGCTTATTGGTACTAGTTTTGAGCCTCTGGAACCGATCCGAGGTCTGCGGTCGAGCCTCACGAAGGAGCCATTCATCAAAGGGTGGAATAACGCAAAGAAATTCCACGAGTACCTTGACGCTCCGTTCGTCAGGGCACTTAACGTACTCCGAGCTCAGGCTTGGCAACTCAATGATAACGTTCTGCGAGTTCTGATGGCCAATCCGCCAGAGACTTCAATGAATCTGGTTGATGAAGATGGTGTCATCCATGTGTACCACTTCGATAAGTCTCAGAACAAGCTTCCTGATACAGAGCTCAAGCACCTTGACGGTACCCCGTTCCTGGGCAACAAGGACGCGAAGCTTCAGCGTATGATGTCTAAGATGTTCGAGTACAATCAGGTCGTCGCGAAGGCGCAAATGGTGCAAGAGAACGGTGGAGTGTTCTATCAGGAAGTCTCTTGCGACTATCGTGGCCGTGTGTACTACGCGGAACCGTTCCTCGAGTTCCAAGGCTCAGACATTGCTCGCTCGCTGTTCTTGTTCAACGACAAGAAGCTTGTTGGCGAAGAAGGTGCCTTCTGGCTATATGTGCATGCTGCCAATAGCTACAATGAGAGCTATACCATTGATCAACTGAAGGGTCTGAAGTGGACGACAACAAACTACGTGAAGCACTTGAAGAGCGAAGGTCTGGATACGATCTCGGTAGACAAGATGTCGATCAAGGATCGGTACAACTGGACGAAGGAAAACTATTCGCGTTTCTTGTCTCAAGGGAAACCTATCTTCTGCTCCGAGGCGGAGAAGCCCTACGCGTTCTTGGCTGTAATGTACGAGATCGCGGGTTATCTGGAGGATCCCACCTCCTATATGTCTGGGCTCCCGATTCCGATCGATGGCTCCAACAACGGTTGGCAACACTTGGCGGCAATGTCGAAGGACAAGCAAGCTGGTGCGCTAGTATCGTTGGTTCCGGCACCACTACAGAATGACTTCTACGTTGCTGTAGCAAAGGATCTGGTCAAGCTGATGCCTGACTGGTTCGAAGATCGGCAGATCCCGATGAAGCATATCCGCAAAGGTATTGCTAAACGTGGTTCTATGACTCGAGCCTACAGTGCTGGCAAGACTCGCATTGCAAAGAACATGTACGATGACTGCCACGTTGAGGGCTTCACCGTCAAGTATAATATCAGTGAAGCTGATTGCGAACTGCTTGCTGACAATCTCATCAAAGCAATCAATCAAGTGTGTGCCGGTCCTCTGAAAACCACGAAGTACCTGCAGAAGATTGCCGAGCATGAGCTCAACAGTGGTCGCAAGGTTATCGAGTGGATGACTCCCTCGGGATTCCCTGTGGTTTATAAAGCGTATCTACAACACGAACGTAAGCAACGAGGAACTATTCGTGGTATCAAGGGAAATAAGGATGGCCGTATCATGCATGTGGTACGGGTGGATGTACTCACTAAGGACACCCATGAAAAGGTTCCTTGCCGTCGCAGCTTTGCGAGTGGAATCAGTCCTAACTTTGTTCACAGCATGGACGCAGCACATATGGCTAATACCATTAATGCTTTCGGGGGAACCTTTGCCGCTGTTCACGATAGCTTCGCTACTCATGCTTGCGATGTGAAGCTGCTGCAGGATGTCACCAAGATGACTTTCGTTGCGCAATATGATGTGCCTAATTTCTTCGACTACATTCAGGATCAGGTGATGCAACACCAAGATACGTTTACCGTGGCGCAACCTCCGTTGGGCCGACTCAATATCAACGATGTCATGGATAGTGAGTACTTCTTTAGTTAACTTACAGCTGGCACCTATAGCTAACCCCAATTCACAACAAGAGGAATCACAATGACCCCGTACCAACAGTTCATCGCAAAGTCGCGTTATGCCCGTTACCTCCCTCTCGAACTTCGTCGCGAGAACTGGGACGAAACCGCTCGTCGGTGGATCGATTTCTTTCAGGATCACTTCCAGAGCCAGCTTCCCAAGGACCACATGGTCTGGGAAGACCTGTACAAGCATATCAACGAACTTGATGCGCTGCCTTCGATGCGCAGTATTATGACTGCCGGTGAAGCTCTGCGCCGCACCAACGTTGCAGCGTACAACTGTTCGTACCTGCCGGTGGATGACATGCGCTCGTTCGATGAGGCAATGTACATTCTGCTGTGTGGTACTGGCGTCGGCTTCTCTTGTGAGCACAAGTACGTCGAGAAGCTTCCTGTTATCCCTGAGCTCAAACACGACCTCTTTACAATCGTAGTTGAAGACAGCAAGGAAGGTTGGTGTGAAGCCTACCGCAAGCTGATCGAGCTGCTCTACAAGGGCTACCAACCGACTTGGGATGTCTCTAAGGTGCGCCCTGCCGGTGCTCCGCTGAAGACCTTCGGTGGTCGTGCCTCCGGTCCTGGTCCGCTTGTCAGCCTGTTTGAATACACCATCAATAAGTTTAAGCACGCGCAGGGTCGCAAGCTGAAGCCTATTGAAGCACATGATATTATGTGCAAGATCGGTGAAGTGGTTGTGGTCGGCGGTGTTCGTCGCTCTGCAATGATCTCTCTGGGTGACCTCGGTGACTACGATCACGCAACTGCTAAGGCAGGTGCATGGTGGGAGAACCACGGTGAACGGGCTCTGGCCAATAATAGTGCTGTCTACGACACAAAGCCTTCCATCGGTGAGTTCATGAAGGAATGGCTAGACATCTATAACAGCCACAGCGGTGAACGCGGTATCTTCAACCGTGAAGCCAGCAAGAAGCAGGCCAGCAAATGGGGTCGTCGCGCATACGACGTCGAATACGGTACCAACCCCTGCAGCGAAATCATTCTGAAGCCGTATCAGTTCTGTAATCTCTCGACTGTCGTTGCTCGAGCCAGTGATACAAGGCATGACCTTCGCCGCAAGGTTACCATCGCTACTATCTTCGGTACCATGCAGAGCACGCTTACGAACTTCCCGTATCTGCGTCCTATCTGGCGTGAGAATACCGAGGCAGAACGTCTGCTCGGCGTGTCTATTACTGGTATCATGAGCAATGAACTGTTGACTGGTAAACAACGCAAGGAGGTTTTGGAAGAGCTTCGTGATCTGGCTCGTACCGTGAATCGCTATTGGGCAGGTGTTCTTAATGTTCCCGAATCGACTGCTATCACTTGTGTTAAGCCTGAAGGTACGGTCTCCCAGCTGGCCCTTACTGAGAGCGGAATCCATGCAGGCCATGCTCCGTTCTATGTTCGTCGTGTTCGTCAGGACAACAAGGATCCGCTGACCCAGTTCCTCATCAATAGCGGTGTGCCACATGAGCCGTGCTTCATGAAGCCGGACTCGACTACTGTGTTTGAATTCCCGTTGGCATCTAAGGGTATTACCCGGCATGACTTGACTGCCATTCAGCACTTGGAGATCTGGTTGGACTTCCAGCGCCACTGGTGCGAGCACAAGCCCTCTGTCACTATCTCTGTTAAAGAGCATGAGTGGATGGAGGTCGGTGCCTGGGTGTATGAGCATTTCGATGAGTGTACTGGTATCAGCTTCCTGCCTGATGATGGTGGTACCTATAAGCAAGCTCCTTATGAGGACTGCACCGAAGAAGATTTCAACCGTCGTGTCGCTCAGATGCCTCAGGTTGATTGGAATAACTTCCTGGAGTTTCAGGACAACGTTGAAGGAGCTCAGACCCTGGCCTGCACGGCTGGTGGTTGCGCAATCTAATGGCTATCAACAACTACACAGAGCAGAGCCTTGCTGATGTTCTGCATAAGGGTATGCTAGATGGGGTTCGCAAGAACCTCAAGCAGCAACTAATGAATAACCTTGAAAAGGAAGTTGACATTGCTATCGACGAAACACTGCGTCAGATGAAGGGTTATGTGGAATCATACAGAAATATTGTTTCCAATAACATAATCTTCAACGTACACATTAACGGAGTACACAAATGCTTAAGTCCACCATTACATCAATGACACTACGACTCTACAAAGACGAGTCTGCTGTAATGTATGTGACGGACTACGATGCAATCATCAATGTAACATTCCTGTCCAGCAATACAGTGTTCCTGAGTGGCTTTAAAGGTGAAGTCAACAGGAAGATGCTCAGGCAGATGTATCGGTGGTTTGTGGCTGAAGGTATTGAATACATATTGGCTACCAGATCACCGCTACACTCACTGTTCTGCGCTACTGAGATACTACCAGGTATCCAGCTGTTAAAGATATCTGACCTAGAAAGCCGGGTCAGTAAGAAGCCAGCCGGTCCCTACTAGAAACGCACCCTAAGGAGCACCATACATGTACTTCCGTGACCTCGAGACTGATGCGCAGAAGAAGCGCGATCATGACGCTGCCATGCGCAGTGCTTCGTCTGAGCGGCTTAAGCAAGTCGCTGCCAAGATGAAACTGAAGAGGCAAGCAAAGAAGGATTCCTGAATCCTACTACCTTAGGACCGAGTCGGCGTAATCCGACAGACCCGTGCGAAGCGGGTTTCTTATTTGGATTGTTAGACACCTATGGAGAGTGCGCGGGCTGTAACCCCGTTGGCTTCGGCCCCGTAAGGTTCGATTCCTTGACGGTCCACCAAACAACGCTGATTTAGCTCATCAGGTAGAGCAATTGCCTTGTAAGCATTAGGTGGTGGGTTCGAGTCCTACAATCAGCACCAAACAAACTGAGTGTATTGTCAGTCAGGTCAGACGGCCCTCTTTGGAAGTGGGAGGTCGTAGGTTCGAATCCTACCACTCAGACCAGTAACAGGAGTACAACATGGAACTAATCATTGGCATCGCTATTGGCGCTGCATTCGCGCCCTTCTGGATGAAGGCTTGGGAATTCATTAAGGATATGTTCAATCGTTACTTCGGTAAGAAGGAACAGGAATAATTAATGGACTTCCAAAATGCACTGACCAATCTGAAGGTTGGTAACAAGGTAGCCCGTAATGGGTGGAATGGTAAGGATATGTATCTTTATCTGGTACGTGGTGGTAAGTTCAACGTTAACAGAGAACCACTACTGACCCATCTAGGCTACGGTACGGAAGCAACTTACCGAGATCACATCGATATGAAGACTGCTGACGGTAGTCTTGTTCCTTGGGTTGCTTCGCAGACCGATCTACTGGCTGATGACTGGAAGGTTGTTCTATGATCCCCCGATATCTTGCTGAAGAGCAAACCGAGAGCCTGACGTCCCTTAACGAATTCTTGATTGCTGAACTGGAAGCAATGGAAGAGGATCCGCCGATGTATATCGACGACTCGGTAGACGAAACCAACTATGACCCGTATTCTGGCAGCTACAACCTAGAGTACGCCGACTTCGCTGACAATATGGAGATTGATGGATGAGCAAAGGTAGCACCCAACGCCCCACTGACAAAGCCAAGTTTGATCAGAACTTCGACCTGATCTTCGGCAAGAAAGGGAAGACAGACAATGATGAACAAACCGCCACTGGCAGAGAAAGCACCGATGAGCAACGCCAAACTGACGAACCTGATCGCTGACAATTTCCTAGTCTACTTCAAGGCACACACCTATCACCTGAATGTAATCGGTCCTAACTTTGATCAGTATCACGGCCTGTTCAAGGAAGCATATGATCTGCTCTGGGAATGGCACGATGGTCTGTCGGAACAACTCCGTATGGGCGGCGATATGTTCAAACTCACACTGATGGATATCTGTAAGACGGCTGATATCAAGGATAATGCACCGGGTGCTTCCGTCCAAGCGATGTTTCAGTCTTTGTCAACTGATCTTGACGAGCTTCTTATTGAAGCCGAATCCCTGTACGCTTCTTCTCCTCCTGCACTTGAGACTGTCCTCGGTGACTACTGTGCAGCTATCACTAAGATGAAGTGGAAAATTAGCGCCACGCTAGGAAAGTAATATGGCCAATAAAAGCCTCGCCCTAACTAACTACAACATCTTCGCCCTTCAGGGTGACGATACTGTTGATGATATGGATGTTGTAGAAACTATGGGACTTGATCCTAAGGTGGCCTACACTCCGGACATCAACGATGCCGCCATCAAGAAGATGTACCATGAGAATGTAGACAGCTACATTAAGTCCGGCATGGATGAAAAGGAAGCAAAGAAGCTTGCAGAGTTTCATGCCTCTGCCGCTCATGCAACCATTGCAGCTGCGATGAGAGATCAGAAGAAGCAATTCCAGATCTGAAATAATAACCCCCGAATACTCTTATGAGTAAACGGGGGTTTTAAATTTAGAACGGCATTGCTTGATCGAATCCGTTATCTGTCGGAACAGGCGGAGTCTCAGGCTTCGACAGCACATTGCGCTGCTTATTGCGGTCTGCTTCAGGAATAGGCACAGGGTTATAGCCTTTCTTGTCAGCGGATTTACCGCCGCCAGCACCCATCTGCAAGCCACCACCATAGTTGCGTTGGATCAGGCCGAGGTTATTCCATGCATTGGTGACACGCTGCTTGAAATCATTGGTCCAAGGCTTCATATCACCCATACGCAGATACTCAGCTGCCAGATCAACCATCTTTGGGAAGTTATTTGCAGGGATAGCCATCATGTCGCGTTGAGCATTAGGCATATCTCCTGGGTGAACCCACCCAAGCTTCTTGGCGTCTTCAAGAACGCTCTGCATATTGGCCAACTTCTGCTCCCACTTACCCTCAGGCGACTGCTCGAAGTGTTGCTCCGATTGGTTGAGGTAGGCAGCGTACTGCTTCTCGCGAGACATTGGACCACGCTGCTCCTTCTTGCGAGCTGCCTGTTTGGTACGCTCACGACGCAGGAACGATGCCTTGTAGTCATTAGGCATCTTGGTGGACCCAACCTTGTAATCCTCAGGCTTGCCGAGAACAATACAACGTTCAAAAATCTCGTCGAAAATAGCTCCAAGGGCTGGATACTCGCCGACAGCGCCAATACCGACAGGCTCACCACGATTCACGACACGACTCTTTTCGTCATGTTCCATTTTGTGAATTGCTTGTTGGATGCGCATACCCATAGAAGCCATTGCCGGGATCGCTGCGGGGATTGCAACGTTGTTATACACATGGTCATACAGCAGCGAACTACCGGCAGTACCAATGATCGAGTCATGAACAAACATGACCGGCCACGGGTTTTTCTTTTTGCTACCACCGATACGCCGCTTGTTGGCTTCCACCGTTGTCATCTTCACCAAATCGCCGTCAAGCGCCTGGATCATCAGCACAGCAAACTGTCGGCTCTGCATAGTGCCAAGTGCGTTATGGAACTCGTCCCACTGTTGGGTCTTTCTATTCCAAAAATACTGAGTTCCACGCGAAGCAGCTGGGATAGTACCCACCCTATGGGTAGGCAATTCCGTTTGCTCTCCGGTGTTCGGATCAATGAAAACATCTGATAGATAACTTGGAGTTTTGATAAGGACTTCCGACCCGTCAGCTGCCTTAACGCGGGACAAGGAACCCCCACCCGCAGACAGATTCACCGGAGCGGATCCGACAGGGGAGATAGCCAGCGTGTCGTTGGTAATGCCTGGGAGCTTAATCGGTTGATTCAGCACAGCAGAGAATCGACCAATGTTCTTCATCATGTTAACAGAACCGCTATCGATTAGCTTACGCAAGGAGATCTCCACAGCAGAGGACAGGTCGGTACCTGCATCGATTGAGCTGACGTAAGGACCGCCACTACCAAACAGGTATTTGTCTCCGAGTGCAGCATAAAATTCGTCAGCCTCGATCATCTCCATGAGCACATCAGTGAACATAGAGGCATCCTTGCCATATGCGTTCTGCATCAGCGGCTTCTTAAAGAAATCCTTCGAGACACCAGCCATACCGTCCGGGTGCTTATCAATGGCTTCCTTCCAAAACGATGCCCACCCTTTGGATTTGCCCTCATCATCATGAAGCATATCTCGCAGGTTGGCCATCATAGTGTCCATACCAAATACCCGCATGTCATCCATGTTTGGATTGGGTGAATACAGACGAGCAATATTGGTGGCGGAGTCGCGAGAACCCTTCAGACCATAGAACAACGACTGCAGGAAGATACCATTCTGATTACCGTCAGAGATTGCGTGGTGCGTCAGTGCGAACGAGTGTCGTTCTGTTGCGGGAATCTTGCTCATGGTCTGAGCCTTGAAGAAGTCGTCCCACAGGTTCAGAGTACCAAGAGCTTCGCCCTTCTCTGTAGCAGCCCACAGTGCCATCATCTCGTTGTCCGGGGTGATAGTCGGATCAGCCAGATAGGCATTGTAGTGCCTACCCAATTCTGCCAGACGGGCTCCAATCTGCGGAGTATACAGCTGAACAACATCAGCTGGGAGCATCTTCACAACGTTAGGACCAGATGGTTCCAAGGCTGTGTAGTAGTACATGACAGCGTTACGCATGGCACCAATAGCGCCGAGGTCATTTGGAGACAACGCCTCAATACGTTCCTGAACGGCAACACCCCCACCCTTCAAGGTCTTGGCTAGCTCTTTAATGCGATTGATACTCTTCTCGTTGAAGAGATCACCGGCAACAACAGTATCCTGATCGGCTAGGGCCAGCACATCACGAATGATGTTCTTACTACCCATATAATCGGTGTTGTAGCTGTTGGGATAGAAACGCTGGTTACTGGTGGAGTGAATCCACTGACTATACAATGCGCCTAGACCTGCCCGCTGCACGTTCTGCATATCGAATTCAGCAAGAGCTTTCAGTTCAGCCATAACCTGCAGAGCACCTTGCTCTTGAAGCTTAGCGAATGCAGCTTCGTGCTTAGGATCACCTGGAATAAACGACTTGTCCCGCTCTACACGGTGTTTAGCTGCGTCGAATGCGCCCTTGTGAAGGTTGTTACGCTTAGCGAATGGGTGCGTACTCCAAGCAAATTGATTATCAATCATCTGGACATACTCATCACTGAAGATCATCTGCAACTCGATGTTCTTGCGTGCAACATCCTTTTTACGGAAAACGTTGGCGGTGGCACCGAGAATGCTTTTAACAAGTTCAGCAGTGGTTGTGACCACATCATCACCAGTAATAGCTCCAGCAGTTGTCTTAGGACGTCCCTCAGAGAAGGTCGCACCGGAATGGGTGGGTGTGCTAGAAGCACCACGACGCTTAACCTCACCGGTGACGGCCTCGGAGATACGTTGAAGGTTCATAGCTTGCCGCTTCATATCAGGCGCGGCTTCAAGAACAACACGACCATTCTTATCAGTACTCTTGATAAGGGCTCCGGTAGCAATGTTGTGTTGTACCATCGCTTTTGCAAGCAGATCAACACCACCATCGCCGAGCTTGATGTTCATTTTACCGAGGGCATTAGACAACGCGCTACGTGTAGCGTTGATCATGTTGCTCTGATAGTCCTTGATACCCTCAACCTGGGCATTGTCCGACGCGGTTTCATCACGACGAGACCTACCGTTGTTCTTCTCTTCCTTGTGGACACCGGCCTGAACTACAGCCTGATTGAAAGCAAGAGTAGACAGCGTGGCCAGCACGCGTTGGTCTTCCACAGAAGACAAACCAGCATCAGCCATTACCTTGATACCAGCAGGCATCTCATGCCCGTCAACCTTGATGGTTGCACGACTGGCGTCATAGGTTGGCCCTCCAAACACAGCATCCTCACCAATAGCAATCGCCTGTTGGAGATCTGTCTGCGACGTCTGGATATAGTCGTGCATATCCTTCAAACGTGTGTTTAGCTTGTGGGCATCACGGGCGCTGATACCCCACTGATTGGAGGCTGCACGTTCCTGCTCTTCGAAGAGGGCACGCTGCCCGCCTTCAAAGTCGCCGGAAGCAATTGCCTGGACCGGGCCGCTAGGATCAAACTGCGCTTCCTGCTCAACTTGCAGTTGCTGGTTGTAATCCTGCGGCGCGATCTCCTTGTACTGCTTCTCACCAGTCAGAGGATCAATTACCGGCATACCATTATCATCGAGCACAACTTCGCGTTCTGCTTGAGGAGGGAATCGAGAGCCGCTAATGTCGGCAACATCTTGCATGTTCTCGATAGTAGCACCGCCCAGCATCTGAGGGATGCCGCGTTCTACTTCAGGATTCGGCTGGACCTGCGGTACAGATTGCACAGTACGCATAATATCTGCGCGGGGATCGGGAACAAGCGAAGGCGCTTGTTGCTTCATCGCATTGAACAGGTCGATAGCCGAAGCCGTCGAGCCAGAACTCACAGGGGATGCGACCCTGATATTGATATTGGCTGCCATTTTAGTCCTTCTTGAACTGTTGAGAAATTACTTCCGCTGCTACAGGGAAGCTTCCGATTACCGGCGCGGCACGAACCGCCTGTTTAACACCCTTCTGAGTGTCACCGGTACCAATGTTGTAAAATGCCGATACAGCTTTATCAGCCCAAGAGATTGGCGGGGCCGCATTCTTGATCGACTGATAGGTATACTTAAGAGGCTCCTTAGAAGGATCCGCCTTCTTTGTGTCATAGAGTGGTGAGACTGTGTCCACCAAACTCTCAACACGGCCAAGCAGACCTGCACCGTAGAGATCTCGCTGCGCCTTCTTCACGTTACTCTTGATATACGGGCTCTCATCATCACCGTAGGCAAGCAGGTCTTTCATAGCGTTAGCCATGTGAGCGAAAAACAGAGCCATTGCCATAGTGATAAACGCTTGATAACGCATACCTGCATGACCTTGGATCATATAGTCGCGGTAGAGTCTCGGCAGGATCGTAGACGTCATGGCCGCAACAAATCGGGTCATGGTCGTCAGAACACGCAGTCGTGGATCGTAGTAGTACTTAGGCAGGTTAGCCATAGATGGATGAACAACCTTCTCGTTCACCATGTTACGTGTGGCCCGAAGCAGGTCTGCCTCGAGCTCACGCACCACGTTCTGAGTGAACTGATCAATGTCAGGAATATTACCCAACGCTTGCCTTGCAGCGGGATCCCGTAGGATGTGCAGCATTGCGGGGTTTCTATCTGTATTAGTACCAGACAGCGCCGCATCAATGATATCCCCAAGCTGGCGCTCGTCAGTTGCCTGAAGAACATCCAGCATAGTCAACATCTTTTCAACGTCAATACCCCAACCTTGTAGTTCCTTGATCGAGTACGCCTGCTCCTTGGTAATGCCTTCAGCCCTATTGACAGCAGCATTGCGCCGATCCAAGGGAATAGACATTAGTGAGTGAAGTTTGGTATGCAGGATATCCGCAGCTACAGACAATGCACCCATACGAGTAGCATCCGTCATAGCACGCAGGAGAATGATAGATGAGAAGACACGCATTGTGTTCTTCATGTTTGCTGTGTCAGTCTCGAAACGCGCCTGACTATTATAACCACTATCATTATACCCAAGACGTTCAAACAGGCTACGCTTGAGATACTTCTTGTGGATCTCCTTGACCCTAGCAGCCAGGGCATCATGCTCTTCCTGCGTCGAGTTTGGATTATTCATCAGCTGTTCCATCTGATGGTTGACTTCTTCAGCTGCCCTAACAGCTCTCGCCTGAGAAGAGTTCCGAGCATAGCCCAGACCAATAGCCGATACAGAGAAGGAAGTAGCCTTGTTAAGATCCGAACGAATCTCTTCAATAAGCGTCTTCGCAGCTTCCGCCAGCTGAGAGCTAACCTTATCTCCCGGTGTACCGAGAGTAGACATAGCAATTTCAGGGATAGAACTGAAAGCAGCCTTCCCGAGGGAGGCAAGCATTGTGGCTGTTACACCCCAACCAACCATCTTCTCAATATTAGGATAAGCCTTAAGTGAGTTATAGGTACCTTCTGCAATAGCGTACGCGTCCTTCACATTCTGTACTGTTGTGAGAAATTCTTCTTCAGAACTGAACTCACGGTTCTGTGCGGCCAAATGCAGGAGCTTAGCGAGGTTACTACCGTTGCGCCCAAAGAAGATCTCTTTAGCTGCCTGACCAGCAAGTTTATGCTTGAAGTTTTCGAACGCATCAACGATGTTAGGTTCGAACAGGTCATTCAGAGATGGATCAGCAAAAGCACCGGATTCAACCAAACGCTCTTTAGCTGCTGCCATACGAACAGGTTCGCCAGACATCAGGTCTTCGATGGTGTTAGCAGCTTGTCGGCTATTCATACCACTATTGACCAGATACGCAGAGAGGCGCCCCTGATTGGCTGCAATCTGCCGAGGATCAACCGAGGCGTCTACGAAAGCAGCGTTCAGCGGGCTGATATTGGAGGTATCGTATCCTACTGAAGCTAGTAGGTCACGACCAATCTGCACAGCGTTCTCTGCTTTCTCTTTCCAACGTTGCAGTGTTACATTCTGGGCGGTATCGGGTGGCAGATCTTGATTGCGAGACCAGTGTTGCTGCCACGCGTCACGCAGCAGACTATGCACTTGTCTTGTAGGAACGCGTAGCTCATCCGCCAGCGCATCTAGGTCAGGAGTGGCCATCGCACCAATAATACGCTGTTGGAAACCATCGTAGTGATCTCCGGCCAGGAGACCAGGCCGCAGAAGCGACTGCAGGATAGGCATGTATTGCTTAAACGAGCCGTCATCCTTACGGTACTTGCGCACAATAGTATCGGACAGACCACGATAGAAGCTGAGAGGATCCTTAACAATTGACAGGAACCCGTTCCACATACCGGGTTTACCGGCCATGTTGTTCAGGTTATCGGCCCCCTCGGGGAACGACATTTGATTAAGCATTGCGATTGCTTCAATCGTGTTACGAGCCCCTTCGAGTGTGTTGGGATTAGCTGTACCAGCGGCCTGCCGCTCTCGGCGTTGAGCTCCCCAAAGTTGCCGTTCAGTCATCTGACGTTCAAAGTCTTGCTTTGCAGAACCTGCAGAATGCCAGCGGCCCATATCGATTGCTGTCCCGATTGCGTGGAAACTACCACCGAGAATACCACCGCCGATAGCTGCATTGGAAACAGCACTGTAAAATTCCTTCTCATATCGCATAGAAGGATCGAACTCACCAGCTTGAGCAAAGAGTTCCAAGATTTGCTGACCAGATTCAGTGCCAGCCTCAATAGCTCCGGAGAGGGTAATCTGCTTGAGAGCTGCAATGTGGGCCTGTCGAGTAGCGTAGTGGTTCTTAGCAAACTGAGCCCCACCTTCTACCATCTCAATGATCGTCTTGCGACTGGCCTCTTTCAGGAAGGCTTCGGCAGCGGCTGCATCGCCAGCCCAACGCATACCGGGACGCGTCATAGCTTCAATGACAGCCTTACGGCTAACGGCGTCGAAGATACTGTGACCGAACATACCTTCAATACCTACCTTCTCAAGCACGGCTGAAGCAATACCAGCACCAATAGCCAGCGAGCTATTCTTCTTGTCAGACGGCTGGTCAGCATAGAACCCACCACTATAAAGCAGGGCACCGGGAACGGTGGCAGCTGCAAAGCCGAGGGCTCCTGCCGGGGCCAGCGCACCTGAGGCTAGCAAGACACCCATCATAGGAAGAGATCCGGCAAGCATATTGCTGGCATACGTGGCTGAATTCTTGATGGTTTCCCAGCTGTTGGTACCTTCGATATCCTTCCAATCACTGAGTGTATCAGGTAGAGCACCTGCATCCATCTTAGCACGAGCAACACCTTCGCGGCCTGCATTGGCGAGCCATTCCCATTTAGCAGCATCACCAGCTTGCTCAAGAATACCCCAACCTTTGTTCTTCATGTCAAGAACAGCAGACTCCCAAGATGTTCCCCATTGATCATAGGCCTGATTCATGATGTTACGATCACCATGACGGTGGATAACAGAACCAACATAATCAGGAAGGGCGCTGGACAGATATGCTTGGTCTCGAGCCTTCTCAAGTAGACCCTCAACTCGCTTGCGATCATTGGCGTCTAGGTTGGGATCCTTTAGGATGTTCTCTAACCGATCGATCTCTTCGAGAGCTTTGCCGAGAGCTTGCGTCCCCACCATGTTCTTGATAGCAGCAAACTGTGTCTCATCGTGCGCGTATGCGCGAGGGACAAACAAAGGATCACCACCAGCGGCCTTGACTCGCTTCTCGTATTGCTCGCGAGCGAACCTGACTGTTGGATCAGAATTAGCCAGTTCAGGCATGAGACCATGCAAGGCATCTAGGAAGCTCTTACGACCTACAGCGTCAAGGGAAGTATACGGGTTGATGTTGGTGACACCTAGAGCCACAAGAGTGTCACCCAAGGAATCACTTGCAGGATTGACCTGTTTAGCCAGCGTACGACCGTGCACATCCTTAGACCCGGTAGGAACAAGATCGGTATATCCCGCCATCTTCGCTACCGTGTTGGCGACGGCTTGTGTGTTATCAGCCTCGACCTGACCAGGAATAATAACGCCCCCTTTAACCTTGAGGGTTTCGGGAGCGTTGAATCCTTGCAGACGATAGCGTTCGCGTTCGCTGGCAAGCGTATCCGCGTCTACATTTCGTAAGGGAGATTGCAACGGCTTCCCGTCAATAGTCTTCACAGCTGATCCTGGATCCTTTACTTCTGGATCCGGAAGACCGGCATTGAGTGCGTCCCAAGAGGGTGTTGCCATTACAATCTCCTTACCGTATGCAAACGGTGTTAATTTTTACCTTGGCCAAACTTCAACCACAACAGGAAGGGTGACCATTCTTTACCAGTATCTGACTTTGATCGATTGATCCAATCCTTCTTTTGAGCATCTGGCAATTGCTTGAACTGGGCTTCCTTACGATTCATCCATTCACCGGGTTCAGCACCGTTCTGTTTTGCCATGTCCATGACTTCCTTAAGGTAAGTCGTGGCATCAAGACCCGGACGACCGTTAGGTGTCCCAGCCTTGTAGAGATCCCTGTTGGTCTCTCGCGAGTCAACAAGAGTAGCACCCATAACGAAACGAGCCCAGGCTTCGCGTGACAAGTTGTTGATACCGGCACCCCGGTACTGCTCAGGAAGCATTTGGAGTGCATGGTCAACCACAACAGCGACCCGCTTAGGATCAGCAGCATAACCGAACTGCGGGAGCAGATCCATAGTAGCCAGCGCAAGATTCTTAGAATAGCTCTCAATAACCTGAGGTGATGTATTCTTATCACGAACAGAACCATCCTCACGACGATTAAAATGATTAAGTCGTGCATGGATAGCTGTGTAAGCATCTTCTTGGATGGCCTTACGTGTATCATGGAAGTCAGAAACTGACATAACCTTGCGATTAGTCTTGACCATGACACCCTTTTCAGGGTCATGAACCCACGTATTACCTTCCTTGTCGATCTTGTACTGTGTAGGTGCACCAGAGATAGCATCATAACCAGACTGCGTACGGCTAGCCGCATCGCTATCTTCTTGGTCATTGGCCAGCACACGGTTAGCATCCTGCAGAATTGCCTCTCGACGACCAAGATCCGGTTCCTTACGAGCCATTTCAAACAGTTTGTGGGCTTGCCCCTTCGCTTCCGGTGTAGCCTTCTTCATCAGGTCCATGAACTTAGATTCGTGTTGACCAATGGAAGTCTGCAACTTCGCAATGGCATCAGCCTTAGACTTTGCTACAGCTTGTGCTTGTTGGAAGGCTTGTGTTTGCTCGTCATCTTTACGCTTATCGCGAGACGACAAGGTGTGTAGGCCAGCGTATCGAAGGGAACCACCAACCGAGCCGCCAGTGAGCAGACCACCAGCCGCAAGCAGGGAGAAACGCATTAAGTCTTCGTTATTGAAGAAGCCCTTATCACCAAAGATTTTTGCCAGACCATTGGCTAGCCATTGTTTGAGGTCAACATCTCCTGTTGGCTTGTTTGCCTCAAGACTTTCGAGTGCCTTCTGAACCTCAGGTGTATACATATACTGCTCAAAGGCTTGTGCAGTAGGTTGCATTGACTTGGGGATCTTCACCCCGTTGCCACCGGGTTCCATGCTATTCTCTTGTTGCCACTGTTGAGCGTCAACCGTGGTTACCTTACGATCAGACGAATCGATCACCTTACGATCAGACGAATCGATCGGAGGCATACGCTTAAGCGTCTGGGGTACAGGAACTAAAGACGGGGATGTTGTTACTGTAGCTCCAGGACGAGCAGATGCTCCGGCTGGCTTGCTAACCCCCTGGTAATTACGTTCAAGAGCTGGCATCGTAGCGTTACCACGAGCACGTTCGAGCTCCGCCAAACGCAGACGTGCCTTACCACGGGAGTTGGCATCTGTACCCGGATTCTCGATGAATCGCTTAAGTGTTTCAAGCTCTTGACCCATCTCCGGTGTATATGTTCCGGTATTAGTCCGGCGACCGCGTTCAGTTCCGACACGATCGGTAGCAGAAACTGATGTCGCCGTAGTTGGAACATTGCCAAAGATCTTCGGAAGGTATCCCGCAGTCTCCGGATTCAGGTTGCTCTTCCAGTCATCACCATACTTACTAATCAGACTGTCCATGTTACCTGGACCCATATTGTAGGCGGCGAACGCCTTCCCCGGATCTTTGTACTTCTGCAGTAGGGCTTTCATGTAATCGCCCTGGAATCGGCGATGCTCCTCTTCAGAATCATTGGCCAATGGTGCTACACCAAAGCCCGGATCTTTCGCAGTCGCTGGCATGATCTGCGCCACGCCGAGAGCACCTTTTGGAGAACGTGTCAGTGTTCCATCAAGGAGCTTGTGCTTGCCTGCTGATTCTGCTAGACGTTGCCTCTCTAGGAGTTCATCCCAATTGTCAGGCACTTCAAGGGTACCATCAGCAAATCCCATGACGTCATTACGCTTACGACCGGCATTCACCAGAGCAGCAATGACAGGTTTGAAGTTACTGTCTTGTGCAATGGAAGCAGGAATAACTGCTTCACCAGGAGTGAGCATAGCGGGAACTACATCAGTAGGGCCAGCTTCAGGGTTCTTAAGAGTCACAGAAGGACCACTATGACCAATAGGAGGTACCGTAACACCGTGACTGGGTTGTTGGCTACCACCCTTATTATTCTTAAGAGTAGTAGGTGGAACAACAGACCCGGCCTGCGGAAGCTCGAGAATACCGTCGCTAAAGCCTTCGATGGGCAGTCCTTCAGCTTTGGCTTTAGCCATCTCCTTTGCGAGTTTCAGTTGATGCATCTGCTTCTTACGAGCTTCGTCGTTAAGAGCTGCAACAACAGAGAGCTGGTTCTTGAGGCGACCAGCGTCGGATTGCACCTGAGCCTTGACGGACAGTGGTCCCATCATCTCTCCTTGTTTATTGTTGCTGGATATACCCGCCTCGGAATCGAAGGTTAGGGTTGCTCTTTGAACTCAGCCATAGGGTTAGAGCCACCGCCACCAGCAGGCGACGTCGAGACACTACCCATAGTTGGTTGAGCTACAACACCACCTTTACCTCCCATTGCAGGAGACCCTTGGAATGCGTTCTGTTGTGTCTTGGCTTGACCAGCTTGGATTGGGTCGTAGGCTTCATTCAGTTCTTGAAAGTATTTACCTGTTACTTGGGGTCCAGCAGCTTGTTGGGGTTGGGCAACAGCCTTACCACCAGCAGGTTGAGCCGCTACAAAAGGTGTTCCATCTGCATAGCCTTTGACGGCACGCATTTCAGCTTCTTCCAGCTGACGAGCACGGCCACTCAGCGCCGACTTCGCTTGACCGAGAGTACCGTCGTTACCGGTAGCAGATTTAGCCGACGCAGCGACTGCATCACGACCACTCTGGATAATACGGTCCCAGATGCTTTTAGGTTTAGGTTCCGGCTTTTTCACTTCCTCGGTACCCTCGGCGAATCCGAACATGCTACCGACAGCATTACCGGCCATACCACCAAGTTTCGCCCCGACGAATGTTCCGATAGGACCAAACGTAGAACCGAGGATTGCACCAGCAGCAGCACCGGCAGCTTCATCGTATTCACCCTTCATGACACCGCCGATAGCAGCACCGAGAGGGCCAGCCATTTCACCGAGACCAGCAGCAGCACCTGTGGCTTCTGCAGCGGCAGCAGTAGCTTGAGTACCAGCCCCGAGAGCTTCACCAGTCAGTTTAGCAGCATCACCAGCCATTTCTGCGCCCATACCAAGGTTCTGCGCGGCCAGCATAGCAGCCTGAGAATCCTTAGCAGCGGAAGCGCCTTGACCGACCATAGCAGCGGTTTCCTTAGCAGCGAGTGGAGCAGTAGCACCCTTGATCGCATTATCCGCCATCTTGGTGCCGACAGCAGTCGTCACAGCACCCGTCAGCTTGTCTTCCATAGAGGGACCAGCCATCACGGGACTCGGCGCACTCTCACCACCACCACCACCACCACCCAAGGGGGCTAGTACGTTATTTGTGGTCTTTTGCGGATTCTGCACCCATCCCCACTTTTGATTGTAGTCAATAGCCATCACTTACCTCCGCCAGTGGCGACAGTTTGGTTACGTGCAGGATTGCCGTAGATAGTAGAAGCATAACGCTGGAGAGCCTGCCAAGGAGAATCCCCGGCTTCCTGCTCCATGCGACGTTGTTGCTCACCAAGATTAGAGAACGCTTGTGCAGCACCGATAGCAGCACCTTGACCTGCACCGTAGCTCTGCCCAAGGGCACCTTCAGCAGCCATCTTATTTTGAAATGTACGCTGCGCGGAATCGTAATCGATCGTTGCAAACTGAGCTGCTGTTGCCGCGTTTTGAGCACCTTGCTGTACAGCCTGACGTGCGCTGCCTAGAGTACCACGCTGACCGTAGTCGTTACCGAGTGCAGCTGTACGCTGGCCTGCCTCAAGAATAGCTTTATCCTTGAGAGCAGCCGTATCGTAGCCACCGCTAGTCGCATGCTCTGTAAGGCGATCTTGCTGACCTGCCAGACCAGAGATAGCGCGGTTGGTTGTATCGCCAATGGCCTTAGCACCAGAACCAGCAGCAGCTTTGAGCAGCGGGTTGGAACCAGCTACGTTATCGAGCTGACCGCCAGTGTACATACGCTCGGCTTCGTTGCCGACATTCTTGATATAGGGTACCGCCCAATCCGGGATTGTGGAGTTTGTTTGGGTACCTCCACCACCGCCACCTTGGCGACGGCTCTTAATCTTCAGTTTGAACATGGAGACTCCTGTTTAATTTCTTTGCGCATAACATGGTACACGGTTTCAAACCCAGGGACTACCTTGGGTAGAATCCGGGACCATCCTGACCGTCCCCATTGTTCGACAGCCTTGCAGTTATTCTTCTTCGCGAATTCCTCTACAATGTAGTATTGATCAGCCCAGTAGCTCCACTCAATGCCAGCAACAGCAATGATGTGGAGTGTCCTGTGCGTACTGTAGTCAAGGAATTGCGTCAGACCGGCTCCTACGAGCTGACCTTCGTCTGTATGGAAGACCCACAGTTGTGCCTGCCAATTCATCAACTTTCGCAGGTAGTCTGTGAGCGTCGATTCACCGACACCATGATCAATAGCACTTTGCAGAAGGTCTTTGACTTCATGCCAATGCTCAGTAATCATTTCAGGCACTAAAAGGGTTGTCTTCATATTACACCACAATGGTCTTTCGTTTGATTAGGTCGTTCTTAACTGTACCAGCGAGGTCATCAAGACAAACCACCATATGTTCTACATTAGGTACCAGTAGAATACTGAATGCACCCGTTACTGGATCGCTGGTAGCTGTTGATACAACCTTAACAGTATCCCTTCGGATAGCATAGAGCGTGCGCTGCACAGGCAGGCCCTCGTTAGTAACTGTACCGGTGAATGCAGCGGAAGGCGTGTCTGGATTAACAGCCTCTGCATCACCCAACACAATGGTATATATCGGTAGCTTCTTGGCTAGGTCAATATAGCTTAGACCTGTACCACCTGAAGGGCCTGCAAGCTGGTTGCTCTCCAGCAGAGGATCCAGTTTAGCGTCGAGCTCCCTAACCGGAAACGTGGTCGGCGGTGTGAAGCTTCGGAGTCCATCCAGTACATTGTTCAGGTTCACTACAACACTGTCAATATAGCAGGCGGGAATAACATCAGCACCATTACCATCAGCTCCGATAGAAACTCGGATACTGCCGTACGCATCCCACGTAGACCCATCGGTTGCGGAACCGGCAAGCACCCCATCGACAAAGATGCCGAGGTTGGCACCGAACTTAAGAAACCGAACATGCACCCACTGATTCTGAGCAATCACAGTTGTAGTTGTGATGGTCTTGTCAGTAGCACTTGTACGATACTTGAGCTTCACCTGCCTAGATGAATCCATGCCGAGCCACCACTCCTTAGCACCAGCACTGTTCCAGCGAGCCATAATGCATGCGTCAGCTCCTGGTGTACCTGTCAAGTAAATCCAGGCATCTACAGAGATATCGTAAAAATCTAGGTCGTAATACCAGTCTGTAGAACCAAGGGCGGCAGTCCAGATATAATCACCGGTACCGTCTAGAAGCAGAGAAGAAGCGCCTGTTTTGAATTGGGCGGTGCTGATTTCTGCGTTGCCCACCGCCGTAAAGGTCAATGCAGCTTTTGAGGCATCTGTGAAGGTAGTGCTTCCATTTGAACCTTCAAAATTCAGCAACGCCATTGCGTTGACAGCGGACAATCTTGACATTATCTATCTCCTGCCGTTTGCATAAGACCATAGTAAGTGGTGCCACCACCGCTGTTGAATAGTGGAACCACCATGTAGGACTTACCGGATAGGGCACCCAAACCAGCTATAGTTGAGAGGCTGAGTTGGGCGAGACTGCTGGATCCGTGACCGAAGGCAGCTAGATATGGTACGCGGCCTCGCCACACACCGTTAGCGGCAATATTGCTTTCATACAGCCAGAAGTCTACCATCAGTAGCTCACCAGTAGCAGGATCCGGTGGCTGATTACCCCAATCCATAGCATAGTTTTGAGAGCACATCCAGCCTTTTGAAGCTTTACCACAAGCGAATGACCCTTCTGCATTGAAGAAGTTGTGGGTCATCCAGTGCGCCACCGTAGTACCGGCAGAACCGAAGGTGTACAGGTAGCTGGTGTTACCCAGGCGACTTGTAGAAGTACTAGCTACAGTTGTAGCCAGCGAAGGCATAACCAGTACGGGGCCGGGATCAGATACCGCTCGAGGTTCTACTTGCGCCACGTAGATATTCTGCGCACCGTTTGCACCAATACTGGTTGTGCCGGTATAGTCCCAGTACAAGAAGAAACCTTTTTCATCAGCAACACAGAACCAAGGCCGAGCCGTAGCATCCGAGGTTGTGGACTTAATACAGAAAAAGTTTCCACCAGACACCTGATCGGCACGAGGCACTACGTTAGTACCTGCATCGACAGATGTCATACTACCGTAGATACGATAGTTGACCGTGCGATTCGTGTCTGTACCTTCAACAAGACGAATATACGTACCGCGAGCGCCGAGGGTAGATGCCATCCTAAATACTGCCTTGTTGGTACCAGTGTATGGCTTTGTCCAACCTGCCGGTGATTTGGCACCATATCCAGTAACCAAGATCGCATCCAGTAGTGTAATCAGCGAACCAGCCGTACCGTTTAGGACCGGCGCTGATGCGTCATCATATCGATAGAATGTTACGGCCATTATCGGGCTCCTGAAATTTGTACTGCAATACAGCCAACAGATGTGTTACCTGCCCCGCGACCCGCATTCAGGAACAGGAACTCTTTACCTGCTAAATCGCCGGACCCTGTCAACCGAGTATCATGGAAGCGAGTGCCACCCATTGCGTGATCTGGTGCGTACAGGAATGGAATATATCCTCGGGGAATACCAAAAGACAACGTGGATACTTCGAAGAAAGTTACGGGGGATAGATTGATACCACCAGTAACCGGATCAGGCGCGACCTGACCGTAACTTAGGTCACCGATAAGGTTAGTGCCGGGGCCGGAATGCCATCCGAAATATCGGCGTGTCCCGCTGATAGACCCTAGAGAACCGGCAGCATTGCTGGCGCAGTATGTGAAGCCATCTGCCGAAGTGCTGGTGCCGGTTGCTTGGTAGGCGGCTGTCGCATAGGCAGTAGCCGCCAGCGTGGTGTTAGTACGGCCAAGACAAACAACAAAGTCAGTGTCCAGGGTACCAATACGGGACGTACCCTGACCGCAGCACATGAAGCTGTGGTAATTGATAGACTCAGGGTAGCTAGTTGTGTTGCTATCACAGAAGAACACAAACGCGGTATCATCCGCCACACAAATCCAAGGACGAGCGGTAGAATCCGAAGTTTGCGATTTTGCTACGTAGAA